TATATCTCTTTACGCTAGAAGTTTTGTTGGAGGTGCCACCACGCGTAGGGCCTCTGTAGAACTTGTTAGTGAGGTCGAAGAGACGTTCCTAAGAGCGTTTGAGATGAGAAACAGAATGAGATTAATTTCTCAGGAAGCTTTTCATCTTTTTAGCTTGTATAGGTGCGCTGTTTATGTAAACTTTTGTAGGAATTTCGTTGATGATTTTAACACGGCTAACTCCGTTGCAGTCACAGCTTTGCTCACGCGGATCCCTGCAGTACCCAACTCATTTATTTCGGGTGCTGCGGCGTCAATCCGTTCTGCAATTGAATTTGCAACTTTCCTCATAACCTTTGATTTTCCCGTTGTGGAACGGGCTTTTAGGACCTTGAATGATAGCGATTTGTTGATTTCATTTATAAGACGTCATGTTTACAGTTTTATGCAGGAAGTTAGACTACAATCTGGGGATTTGTCAATTGATGATGAAGCCCCGTCTGTCTCGAGTGTTCCTGGTTACTCTGGACTGTTTAATGCTATGTTGCGCACAATTGCACTACCTGGTGTTATTGGTGATGCAACAAGCTCAGTAGCTAGTGACGTCTCCGTTGTTAGTGATAAGGTCTTGGAGACCCTAACAACAGTTGATTCGTCCATGCAACAAATGCAGGAGACTGCTAATGAGGCTAAGGGTTTTATTGATACTTTTAAGACCTTATTAGACGACGTCTTAAAGATGATCACATTGGATAACCTTATAACGGTTTTTACAAAGTATGTGTGCCCTCTCGTGCTTGCTGTTCTGGCAATTTTTCAGTTCCCAAGCACGTCTCTCAAAGTCCTAGCAAGCTTCTGTGCTGCTGGAGCTTTGTATGCTCATGGTCCTTCCATTCTTAAGCTCATTACTCTTTCAAAAGAAAGGAGTTACGGCGTGGAGGGCACCGAAGGTGTTGTAGCGGAGGTGGTTCTTCAGTCCGGTTTGGGCGACTTGCCTAGGCTCGTGGTTTCGATCCTCTCTCCGATATTTAACATCTCCAAAGTTGATAGTCCATCAGTTGTTGGTATTTTCACGCAACTGATGAGTGACTCAGCTCCAGTAGTGAGTCAAGTGTCTGCAGTCGTTAGATTAGTGGAGAAGGTCACTTTTATGTGGTCCACCCTCAAGAAGTATATGGGTTGGGCTTCATCCGGTTTCGAGCAACTCAATAGTGGTTATCAAGATGTTGATGATTTTGTTAAACGTTGCATGGGTTTGTTCCAGAGAGGTGAGTTGGTTCCGACGAGGGATACGCTCAATGAGGTAGATAATTTGCTTTCTCTGTGTGCTCGTCTTAAAGTCAAGCACGCTAAGGAGCAGGCCATTTACAAAATGGTGGATCAATTCACGAACCAACTTACAAAGGCTAGAATAAATTTGGCCCGCGTAGATTTCGCTGGTAAGCCTTTTAGGGCTGAGCCAGTTTGTGTTGGTTTGTATGGTTCACCAGGCCTTGGTAAGTCCACGGCTGACGAGATCATAGCTGATCGCTTGGTCCGGTACGAGCTAAGGAACAGTCCTGCTCTGTTGGACTTGTACACTAGAAGCCCTAACGAGTTCATCTTTGTCAGAAGGAATTCTGAATATTGGGAAGGTGTGACACAAAGTGCAAAGGTCATCCGGTACCCAGATTATCTAGCTGGTAAGGCTGAAATTACTGGGGCCACACATGAGACTGAGCTGATTGATATGATTTCAACTGAGCAATACACTCCCAATATGGCTTTCGAGTCCAAAGGGAAGTTGAGCCTCACTCCGTCGTTTATCACTCTCTCGACCAACGAAACAAGTGTAAGAGGTTCCACAATTAACCACAAAGGCGCGTTGGCTCGTAGGTTTAGACTTTACGAGCTTAAATGGGCTGGACCAGTCAATTCTTTCGGTCAATTGAAACCAGAGCCTGGTTCACCAGTTGATATGAGACACTGGGAGTTTATTCCGGGACCTTTCACACCAACTTATGCTTTTGAAGCTGTTCCAGGTGAGGCTCCTATGAGTCTTGATGAAGTCGTTTATGCTGCTATCATTGAACGCGAGTCGAATATAAAGAAGGCAGCGAGCATAATGTCTCTTAAACATTCAGCTTCACAAGCGTCTAATTCAATTTATGATGCTTTGGAGGGCTATGAACTTAAGCAAGGAGTTTCAATCCACGCGCAAGTTAAGGCCCTAGCTCCAAAAACGCGAACGGTGAAATCTGTGGTTTACGATACGGTTGACGCAATCGTAAGAACTATCGGTGAAGAGTCGTATGATGACCTTCCCTTGGATCTCAAGAAGAAGTTGACTGTCTTACACACCTACATAGGTGTGATTGATGATGTGGCTTATTATGATCGCTTGAGGGCAGATGCCCCGGAGCTTTATGCCAAGGCGATCTTGCAACCTACTAGCGTCAATAGAATGAGATTGGTTAATAATAACTTCCTGTCTGGTTTAAAAGGCTATTGTGCAACGTTCTTTGATTTTATTAAGAAAACGGTCGTGTCTATCGACTATAAAGTCATTCCAGCGGTGTTGACATTAATGGGTAGCTTGGCAGCTGCTTACTACTTCTTCTCTAAGGAGGAGGAGCAACCTGCGAGTAACGTCGTTATTGACGAGTCACTTGGACAGCAGTCTAGGAACTACGTCGACGCGGCGGCTCTTGCTAAGGCCAAGTCTAACCAAATCAGAGCGCGTAATATCGCAAAGTTTAAGAAGGTTGAGGTGAGTGCACAAGCGGCTGAGAACATACAAATAGGTATCTCAAAGGCTCGCGACCACACGTACAAGTTGGTTGGAGTTGATGGATCCTTATTTACGTGTGCTTTGGCGCTGGGTAAGAGACATTATTTGATGAATGCCCATTCATATAAGACGCTAGTGGAAGCCTACGAGTTTGATTTCGTGGATTTCCCAGTGAACTTCACCCATGCAACTAGACCAACATTCCCTGTTCTGTTTTCTGACATTAAGTCGAAGGCAATAGTCGACGAAGCCACAGACACAGTGTTCTTCACAATCTCCTGTGGTTTCGACATGCCTTCCATTGTCCCT